AAGAAGAAAGGTAAGAAGTTGGTTGAAAAAGGCGGTAAAAAGAAGAAGAAAGGCTTTTTTTCAAAGGTATTCGGTTCAAAATAGTGAACTTTTCTGAGGCTATAATTGTAATTCTTGACCACGAGGGAGGCTATATTGACGATAAAACTGACCCTGGAGGAGAAACTAAATTTGGAATTAGCAAACGTCAATATCCTAACTTAGATATTAAGGGGTTGACAGTTAATGATGCTATGGACATTTATAGAAAAGACTACTGGAATAAAGCTAAGGTTGTCAAGTTGCCCTCTAGTCTACGACTTATTTATTTTGATATGGTAGTAAATCAAGGTAAAAGTAGAGCAGTCAAGATATTGCAAGAAGCTATTACCGCTAAAGGTATCAAAACTGATATTGATGGCGGTATTGGTCCTCAGACAATTAGAAATGCAGAGAAATCTAAGTTGGAAGTTGATAGATTACGAAGTTACAGAGTAAAATATTATGCCGATTTAGTTAAACGTAAACCCTCATTAGAGAAGTATTGGTACGGATGGTACAAGAGAGCTACGACGACATAACTGGTAACAGTTTATTTGACAATCTTAATATTAGAGGAACAAAGAGATGGCGTTCTTCTCCACCAGAAGTTTGCCCTTATTGTGATTCACAGAAAACTATTCACGGAATAGAGATAATAGCTGCTTATGATGGGGCATTATATTGGGAATGTGATAAATGTGATGAAAAACTTTTACGATTTACTAAACAAACAACTATAAAACATCTGCAAAAAACTTGTGAATTATTTATTGATTTAGAGGGGTTAGATTTTATATGGGAACAAGAACCAAATTAGATAATGGAGTTGTTAAACGTGGCATTATTACACCAGACAAACACTTTCCGTTACATGATGAGAAAGCTATTAGTGTTGTATGCCAAGCAATTAAAATTATTAAACCAGATTTTTATGTTGACCTTGGAGATGTTGGCGAATTCGAGTCTGTATCACATTGGCAATGGAAAAAACGTAAGCGTCCTCCATTAGAGTATCAACTTCCAGGAGTATATGAAGATGTTAAAAATGTCAATGCAGGAATGGATATCATTGATGAAGCACTTGATAAAGTCAATGTTAAAGAAAAATACTTTTGCGAGGGCAATCATGAGCAGTGGCTTAATAGTTTTTCTGAAGAAAACTCTTATTTGCAGGGACTTTCAGTCTATGATGCTCTTTTGTTGGAACAGCGTGGATATGAATATTATGAAAATGGAAAATATCTCAAATTAGGTCATTTATGGTTTTATCACGGAAATCATTTTGGAGGTATAGCACATGCAAGGAACCACTTATTAAAACTGGGATGCAACATAATGTATGGTCATCATCATGATTTACAGATGCATAGTGTTACTCATATGGATGGTCCAAAGTCTTCATGGTCGATTGGATGTTTAAAGGATGTATCAGATGAACAGAATCAATGGCTTAATAATCGCAAGACTAATTGGGCACACGCTTTTGCTGTCATTGACTACTTTGCCGATGGAGATTTTACCGTTCACGTTGTCAGTATTATTAATGGACGCACTTCATTGTGGGGGAAAGAGTTAAATGCCTAGGCAAATATTTGAAATAAATGGTTTTCATTTAGGGATAACAAGTAATCCTGAAGATGAATTAGATATTCCTAATGATGCTGCAACCATTAGCCTTAATGTAGACCCATTAAATGAGGGAGAATTGAAAGGGATACCTGATAATCAATATCTTAAAACTTCTGGGTTTCTTTCGTCTTTTAGCGATATTAGCTACACAAAACCTTCTGTGCATGCTTATAGTCCAGGGGATACTGAAGATGCAGATACAATTGACCCATCGAGTAACTAATGCCTGCTAATTTACATAATAGAGATTATCTGGAAGTAAGTGGAACTTATACAGGTTCAACAGATAAGGACTTTAGAGTTATAATTAGTGGTAGTGATGGTAATGAGCAATGGACTTATCAGACTAAGACAGAAACAACAACTTGGACAGGTGCACCTAGTCCAATAGATATTGTAGTTGATTCAGATATAACATTAGTAGATGGCGTTCATATAAAATTCACTAGACCTAGTAAGAATAGATATACTGCAGATGACACATGGATGTGGTCATGCTATAAAGATTTAAAATTATCAGATACTACTAGCCAATACGATTATATTGAGACAATTAATATAGAAGGCTCTAATAATCTTATAGCAATTAGTAGAAGTACTGGTAACACTTCTGTAATAAATAATATTGATTCGGATACACCATCTTTAGATGTAGATACTCCAAACATTGGAGGGGTTACAGAGGATACAATAATAGATATAGAAAAGAAGAATAAGGAACTATATATATCAAAAGGTAAGAATTCTCCTCCTATATGGCTCGGGTATACTAAAAGTGGGGGTTGGGAAGGTGAAGGACCGCTAGAATTAAGAGCTGAAAAAGCATTAGATATTATAGAAAGTAGTGATAATCCTGAATCTGAAGCATTTGATAAATCAATTACTTTAAGGGCGGGTGGAGGAGCTAATAGTGAAGATTGTAAAGTAATTGTTGGTATAAATACAGAAAGTGATAGAGCTGATAATATTGTATTTATAATGAATATTGATGATGACAAATTATTAAAATTCCCTACTAATTCTGCACCAATTATGATAAGAAAATGGTATGGTGCTAATACTGGAAGTTCAGATTATTATTGTGATGGGTTTGCTGTTATGAGAGAAGGTGAGCAACCAGAATATGCCTGTACTATTGATTTATGGAAACTGAATTCTGGAGATGGAACTTTTGAAGGGCAAGCAGCAAATATGTATTCCACCTTTCATGTTACAAAACCAGAAACTTCATATACTGAGGGACATGTAGGTTCTTTTGGAGATTTTTTAATAGTACCTAAATTAGCCGATTTTAGTAGTGTAGACCAGAGATATACTTTAGTTTTTGCTCGCTTTAGAAGCAGAACAAATAATTTTAGCATGGCAAAGGTTCAGAATTATAATTGGCTATGGAGAACAGATGAAAAAACTTTAGCACAATTTGAAGACTATAATGCAAGTGTTATTGCTAAAGATGATTTAGAACCTATAACTCCAAAAACTGAATTCCCTAATAGTACTGTTACATTAGCCTCTAAACCTAAGGCTGAATGGTATTATCTTGCAAGGTATCCAAAACCGCTGGATACAGATGATGGAATTAATTTTTTCAGTATCCATACATCACTTTTAACTAATGACCCAACTTATAGACAATATATAGTTGATAATCCCGACTTACATTCTTTAGAATTTGGGGGTTGGGATACAGATGGGGCAAATCCTATTATAGGTTTTACTGCAAAATTGAGAAATGTTTCAGAACCTGGAGAGTTTAACAGAATTAGATGTTTCCCGTTTATAGATAAAGTTATAAGCTCAGACCAAAAAACATTATGGAATGACACAACAAATGCTTTTCTTGTAGATTCTGCTGGTCCATTTCTTTCTGATGGTGCGGGAAATATTACACAGCAAAGATTTCATATAGTGAGATGGGTGACTTGGTTTATGGCAATTAGTGATACTAATACAGGTAGAGCCAAGGAAAAGATGTTATTACATACATGGGATTATGATGCTGATACTGTTAGTAATAACGATAAAATAGAGCAGTCTACAGGATGGACTCCTCCTGAATGGCTTAGTAATTCACATATGGGTACCAATACTCATGTTGGTCTCTTTGATTCAGCGAATATACCTACTAAGAACCCCTTATTTGGTTTAAAGGGTAGATATATATGTAGCGGAAAAGAAGATGGTACAAGAAGGTATTTATCTTATATTAGAGGTGGGAATAGGAAGGCATATATCTTTCGTTTTGGAGAGGAAACAGCTATGCCTTTACAATTAGATATAGTAGCTGCCCCTAATATATTTCCAAATTCTTGGGCAGGTGATGTTACTGGAACTGATACAAATGCATTAACTAGATGGAACAATGTTAATCAGAGTGAATCATATCCTTTTACTGCACTTTCTTCTGAGATATCAGTTCTTAAGAAGACAGCTATAACAGCATCATCGGCTGATGATAGACTTTCTTATAGATTATCAGAGGGACCTTTTCAGATTGACCAAAATGGGTTTGCATGGTGGCCAAAGGCTGAAGAAAAACTTTTTATAATGTCTGTCCCATTTAGAAGTCATTTTACGAGACAGCTTTTTAAAGCACGAATGGATGGAGGTGCTACTACTACAAATGAATTTACAGCTGGGAATGCTACTTTCTTATTAGATACTCCAGTTGCAACTGGTAGTGATGGAGATTGGGCTGGACCTGCTATGAAAAAAGCTTTTTATAAAGCATCATTTGTTTATGATGGATATCAGGAATCCGCATTAGTAAGTGCTACTACATCTATATATGAATCAGATGGTTTGAAAAAGACTTATAATGTAAAGATAAAGGTAAAGGATACCTTCGTTCTTCCCACAAGGATAACAGGAATTGCTCTCTACAGGGCTATTTCAACCCAGGGCGACACAACTGAACCTGAAAGTTTATATAGATTTATTATTGAAATACCGATATTACAATTTAGTCATGACGATTCTAATGGATGGTGGCATTATACAGTAAATGATACTGGAGATGCTGAGGGTACTTATGAAGCTATAAATGGTATGAGTGAAAAGATTTATAATTTACATATTAATTATGGTATAAATACCCAGCAAAATGGTTATATGTTCATAGGAAATTGTAAACATAATGAAGTAGAGGATGCGGAGAATTACATTTTCCGTTCTCAACCAGGCAAGTATTCTCTATTTGATTGGAGCAAGGATTTTATACATCTTCCTTTTGTTCCTGTTGCTATGAAAGGTTTTATGGGAAAGTTGTATGTTTTCAGTGAAACACAGTTAGCAGTCATTAATCCAGAGAATCTTTATATTGAAGATATCGTAGAAGGAACTGGCTGTATAGGTCCTAAGAGTATAATGGTTACTGATACTGGTATGTTATGGGCAGATTATAAACAGATATATAGAGCTGCTCCTGCTATTCAGCCCATTGGAGACAATATCCTTAATGTGGATACATATGGATGGTTAAATTTAAGTAATGATGTTAAAAAGGAGATGAAGTCTGGATATGATTCTAAAAGGAAAGCGTATTTAATCTTTTTTACTAGTGGTTCTGATTATAGGTGCTGGTCTTATAGTACAACAAAGGGAAGATGGGATTTATGGGAAACGCCTACTAAGGTTATGGATACTTCTCAAACTAAAGATGGTGCATGCATCTTATTATTAGATGATAATCGAATAGCAAAATATCTTGCCGATACAACTGATAGTTTAGATTGGGAATGGGAATCCAAGCGATTAAGTTTGGGTAATACAATGCTTAATAAAAAAATAAGGAACATGAAAGTTGAGGGTAATAGTAGACCTAAAATTGATTTAACATATAAAGTTCCTGAAAATTATTCATCATGGCAAACTGGCACTGATATTAGTTCGAGTCATACTGGTAGTAATAATACAGCTATCAAGATTGCTACTGCCGATAAAGGTAAGTTACACTGGCTAAAATTAAAATTAACTGGAGATAATGGTGTTTCAGGTGCTGATATAAAAGCATATGCAACATCTGTTATATTTAAATCTAAGAGACCTAAATAATGGCAATGAAAAAACAACCCAGTATTCGTAAGGGTACAAGTCAAACAACTAATCATTATGGTGAGACATCTGTTGATTATTTATCTAGAACAACTGGTGAAGAATCAGACAAAGTTGCTAATAAGATGGATACTGGAGGAAAAGAAGCAAAGTCTGGAGTAGGAGCTTCTGGGTCTATGAGGATTGTAAATGATGGTGAATTTGTATATTTAGAATTAAAAACTAAACAAGGATGGGCACGAAGTGACAATACAAGTGCTAGTGGCTTCTCATTTAAGAAGTAACTATATTAATATGAGGAAAAAGGTGTAATTATGAGTGGTTGGTTAAGTCAAAAATGGAATGAACTTACTGGTAAAAATCAGAAAGTTGCATTAAGTCAAGTTAATAAAGAGTATGAATCGGCTTTTGCACCTGGGCGGGATGCATATAGCAAACTTTCTGGTATTAGCGAAGACCTTATGGACCCGGATAGTCTGAGAAATAAGGAACAATTTGCCAGAATGGATGAAAGGTCTGCTGATAATGCGGCTGAATCGGCTCGTATGAGAGATAGAAGTATTGCTATGGGTGGTGGAAATACTTCTTCTGGTCAAATGAACATGATGAATACTGACCTCTTTAATAAGACTCAGGGTACTAATTTAGATTCTTTTAATAACTATTTAGCTTCTTCATTTGATAAAGGGGCTGGTTTATTTTCTCAATCTGCCAATGCTATGACTAAGATGAATCAAGCTCAGATGAATGCTATGTCAAACCAGAGAATGGCTAATGCTCAGATAGATAGTCAAGCAACTGGATTTGGTGCTAAAATGTTAGGTGGACTAGGGCAAATGGCTTTTGGAATGCCCCCAACAATGATGGCACAGGAAGGTGGTTTTTTAGGTATGACCGATGGTGGCAGTGTAT